ATACATCCATTGCATTTGCTCCGACAGGTACGCTTCCATTGGCTCCCATAGGTCCGGGCTGTTGACCAGGGGGTGCAACTTCTGGGCTATTTGTTCGTTCATTCAGACCTCTCAATATATCTGCAAAGATTGCAGCTTCATCCGTATCATTAACAAGTTGATCAGGATCTATATCCTGAGAAATTGCTAGTTCCTTCATTAGATTTGGAATCTTAATAAACGGAGCAAGCATAGGATTAGCAATTGTTTGTAGTAAAGTAATTAATCTCTGAGTTCTAACTTCCTTCTGCATTACCGATGCAATACCTTTAGGTTTAATCTCTAGATCACCCAAGATCTCTGCATTATCATCATTGAATTGCATATTCCATTGGAAGAAAGATTCTCCTAAAGGTCTTAAAAGAAAGTCATCTATGTTCTTGATAACAGTCTTAATAGATAATCCTGCTGATCCCATAATCATAGATAGACCAGCAGCAGTCCTACCTGTCCCTGTTACTCCTGTTTGACCATGTACAATGGAAGGAATACCTGTTTCTTCATCTGCAAGCTGTCGTGCAGCCTGATACATCTGAAGATTCTCAGGGGCTGTATTGGGAAACTTTAATCCGTTAACAGCAGTTCCAGTAACACCTGATTGCCGTCTAAAGATTTTACCTGGATAGACTTCCATATTCTGTCCAGGCACAAGCTGTGTTTCATCTATATCAAATACCATATTGCCAGCCAACGCCAAATTATCAATAGCCATTCTCATATGACCATTCATAAGAAGTTGGGCATCATTCATATTCTCTGCTACACCTACCCCAAAGAACTGATATGGATTTAATTCATAAGGAAAAGCTTGATATGGAATACGAGCAGGAACAAATGGATTTAGAATACAACGAATAACTTCGTTATTAACAATCCATGCATTAATTTGTATAGAATCTAGATGACTAATATTATCTGGAAGATCAAGTCCTAATTCATTTGCCAAGAATAGATCTAGTGTTCCCCAATATTCAAAGACTTCATATCTGCTTTCAGAATATAAAGGATCTTCATTCTCTGAATAGATAGTATTCTCAAAGTATCTTTCTTCATATTGAGGACCATGTTCCAATGATCTCTCGATAGCATCAAAATTAAAATAAGGTCTATTAATAAGATCTCTTAACTGTTCACGATTATACCGATGTCTTTGTATGACATACTCAGCATCATCTATGCTTGTAGCTGAAGGATCAGGATAAAAATTCCAACAAGAAACAGCTTCAACCTTTGGAACAATCTTTGTATATGGCTCAAATACTTTTTCACCATTCTCCATCTTCCAGTTATTAACTACCTTCTCAAAATTAAATGGTCCTTTAACAATTCCAGTGCCGAGCAATGCAGACTCAAAAATTGCATGTCTCATAACATTCGTAGCATTTGTATTTACAAGTTGATCATGAATTTGCTTTTCCATATTCCTTGCAGCAATTTCTGCTGGCTCTATCTGAGGAGAACCTGGAATAATACTTGGACCCTCTACTAAGCTTGAAGCATTCATATACTTTTCCTTTAGTCCACCCAAGAAGTCATCAAGTTTATCTAAAGGAATATCTCTTGCTTGTTCCATAACCTGTTTCTCTTCAGGTGTAGCAAGATGAGCAAACTCTGCTATACCTTCTGGGATAGGTGTACTGGAAACAGTAATAGGGAACTTGTTATTGGCAAACAGAATATCAGAGATTTGTCCGAAAGCTGCAAGAACCTTGACTTTAGTAATTCTTACAAATACTTTAGACTTCTCTGACGATCTGTATGTTGAAGCAGTATCGTAAATACCTCTATAGTTCTTGTATGCAGATAACCAACGCCTTTCATCTGAGAGACGACCAGTCTCAGCATCCAAGAATTTACTTTTAATAAAGCCTATAAGGCCGGGTATTTCTTCTGCTTCTACCTCTACAGCTTCAGGATTTTGTGGATCAGCCATAAAGTGAATCATCATCCTTCATAAAGTCAACAGTCATCATCTTCTTACCAGATTCTGAAGGAACATCAGCAGACTGCTTAAAGTTCACATCCGTTGGACCCATAAGATCAGGTTCCATAGGATCACGATAGAGCATTCCATCAGGAACAGGATTCATATCTCCCTGCTTCTCAGCCATTCCTTCAAAATCTTTAGCGGTATAGGGTTTTAGATAAGGCATAATATATTTCTCCTTCTAAGCTCTTTTAGGTTTACGAACAGAGCTACCTTTAGCATACTGTTTCATAATTTTGTTAGTACGACGTTTTACACGACCTCCCTTTTTAAAGGGACTTCCTTTTCTTCTTGTAAGTTTATTATTATTATTATTTTCTGGTTCTTTTGAAATAAAATTAACTATCTTATCAAGAAGGTTTGTATCATCTTCAGGTAAAAATCCTCTTTCTTGTTCTTTTGTCCACCACTTTTTCCAGGCTCCTTTAGGAAGAAAACCAGATTTTGTAATCCCTAATGTCTCTATATCTTCTTCACTAAATCTACTAGGATCTACTCTACTTCCACCCGTTCTTGCTAAGTCATTTGCTATCCTAAGAGCTTCTGATCTACTGTATATTCCAGAACTAATTGGTGTAGAATGAGGAGGTAATGGACCAGGAGTAGGATCAGGACGTAATGGTCCAATACGTTCTTCTCTTAGTTTTTTGTTTTGGAGAATAGCTAGTGCAGTATTTATATCTTCTGGACGTACACTAAAGTCTGTTTTTATGTCTTCAGTAGAAGGTTCATCATCTTGACTTCTCATTACTTCTTTAAGGCTTCTTATTAAGTCAACCCTTGTCTTAACATCATAATTTGGTGAAGAACCAATTTCTTCTAAAACTTCTAGTAAATTTGACTCTGTTGGTCTTCCTCCAGGACTACGTTGCTCTAATTCATTCCACCCATAAACAGAAAGGTCATGCAGACCCTGTGTATCAGCAATCCCCCTTGGTGTAGGATCAGGACGTAATGGACCAGGAGTAGGATCAGGACGTAATGGTGCTACTCTATCTGTTCTTCTTGGATCAAACATCTTATGAGGTGAATAAGTTCTTTTTAATAGTAAGTCCATAATAATGTCATTAATTCTTTGGTCATCAGATTCTACTTTTTGTTTTCCTGTTCTTGTCATAAACATCTCATGTTTAAAATCAGGAGTCTGTTTCTTAGCTGCAAGGATACGCTCTATATCCTCTCTCCTTCCATAACGATCAAGATGTTTTTGTAACTTTAGATTTTGCTGTTCTGTAGTTTCTCTAGAAGACAAAATAAACCTATTATTTTCATAATCATATCTTCCTAACTTACCCTTTTGATTAAAATCTACACCTGCTCTATATCTTAAAACACCTCCATGAACTTTTTCTGATAACTCATGTAGCGGAGTATTATTATCTATAGCTTTAAGTACTAAATTTCTAAAACGTGTATTATGATGAAATGATTCGTTTTTTCTATCGGCCATTATACTCTCCTAATATCCAAAGACTGCATCTTCCATTACAGGTTCAGAATCTGTATAAGATTTGAAATTGTATAAGGAAGAAGCCGTTTGTCTGTTCATTATCATATACCTTAAAGCATCATATGCATGGTCTTCTGTTCTTGTATCAATATCTTCACTATTAGTTTTAGATATTGGGAGAGTTGGAAGTGTTCTTACAAGATTTGTGCATGTATTAAAAATTCTTATTCTAGGATTTCCATAATCGTCTATTTGTAATCTTCTATGAACTTCTATCTTTCCGTTTACTCTATCGGAGTTTGATGGAACCCATCGTACTCCTTTTCGTATCATACTTTCTGCTACACTCAGACCATGTCCTGTCTTGTTCCAACATGATCTATCTAAAATTCCTATATACATCTTAGGATCATTGGCTTCCATTTGTAAAACTAGATCTGCAAGCTGTTCTCCTGTATGCCGTTTTATGTAAAGCTCTCTGTAAATCCAGATATTATTATCCCAGTCTATTGCTCCCCAAAGAACACAGGAAGGAGCAGAATATCCGTAGTCACAGGCTCGTACTCGTACCCAATTGTAAGGAATCTCTACAGGATCAGTGACATGAATCTCTCTACTAAATTCTTTGAATGCTGCTCCTTCTGCAACGTCCCAATCTCCTGAAAGTAATCGTTTCCTTTCTACTTCTGGAAGAGAGAGAAGCATCATCTCATACTCTCCATCTTCAGCCAGATATGGATTGTCTGTCAATCTGGCAGGAAGAAACTTTCTTTGAAATAATGGTCTACCAGAATTTGTATGTCCTGGTCCGTATGAAAGTGTTCTTCCCGTTTCGATGTCTGTTGCCCAGAAAGGTTGATCTGGTGGTGCAGGATCAATAAACATTCTTTTGACCCACCATCCTCCTGATCCTCCAGGATTAGAAGAAGCCCTCATATATGTCTCTATCTTAGGATCAGTAGTTCTTAGTCGTGACCTTAGATAATTCCATACATAAGGTGTTGGATAATGACCAAGCTCATCAATTCCAATCCATGTAAAGGACTGACCTTGGTAGCGATAAACATCATCATCTTTATCTACATAGCTAAAGAGAGCTTTAGCCCCACTTGGAAATTCCCATGTCTTTGTTGACTCCTTAAATCTAGCTTTCGGAAAAGCTTTTGTATAAATCTGTTTACTTTTATCTATAAGTTCTGTTAGTTCTGGTAATGTCCTTCTAAGCAATAATGCACGATGATTCTGGTTGTCGGCATATCTTAGCAAGTCCATTAACATTGCATAAGATTTACCACCTCCTGCCGCTCCTCCATAGAGAACTTCTTTCTCTGGAGCAGCCAAGAACTCTGTTTGTGGACCCTCATTGGGTTTGAAGGCGAGTTCCGTACCTTCCTGCATTGCTTCTTGAACAGAGGGTGGTAGTCCTTTTAGAAAATCTTCCTTGACAAGTCCACCATTTTCAAGAATATTTAATGCTTTCTCTGCATTTCTTTTTTGTTTTGTCTTTGTCTTTGCTCTAACATTAAGTCTTTCTCTGGCTTTTGTTTGAGTACTAATTTTCTTCTTTAGAGTTCGTTTAGCTCTTTCTTTACGAGAAACATTATAACTTCCCTTATCACCTTCTTCTAACTTTGGTCGGACCATATTTCTTGTTGTGCTTTCTTGGCTGGTAGAAGAACAATGCCATGTAATACTCTAGACTCAGTAGAAATTTCCTGTCTCTTACTAACACCAGTACGATCTAAGATATCGTTGGCTGCTCTAAGTCTAACTTCCATTTGAGAACTAGGTATAGTTCCATCAGCATCAAGTCCTTCAATTAATCTACTTGCTGCTTGCACAGACGAGGAAGCTAGATGCTGACGAGTTCTTTCTACAATTTCATGTTTGACAGAATTAATAAGATTAGAACGTGAATCTTTGTGATAGCCAGCTATCTCCATAGCTTGTGTAACATTCCCACCATTATCAATAAGATTATCTAGAAAGACAATTTGTTTTTCTGTAAATTCTCTTTTTTGAAGATTATTCATTTTTAGATGTGCCTTTTCATCTATTTTTGTATACCACAGAGTCCATAAAATTTTATCTTTATATTTAAATTTACAACTATGGACGTTAAATATTCCTTCTGGCTGATACTTATAAACTCTAGTAATGGTTGTAAAAAATTCTACTTCTATAGGTTTTACAATAATGGTGGGTTTAAATTGTATACATCTACCGGCTTTTCTTTCTTGTATTAAAATCTTAAAAACTTCCGAAGAAATTTTTGCATTTTTTACTATACTCATCATATTCTGATGGCCTTCAAAAGAACAAGCATCAGATACTGGTATAACTTTCTTTAGAAAAAGGCTCTCAGCAGTAACAGTAGCACTATATGCAGTTAGGAGTACTCCTATAAGTATTAGAAATAAATATTTATTAAACATCTGCCAGGAAGGATTAAGTTAAAATTTCAGTCTCTTGATTAGGTAGTCCTTCTCTGAGGTATTTACAAGAACCACAACATCTACCACAGTATGTACATTCACCTTCATATTTATTAAGTTCTGTATTCCATATGAACGTACATTCTTCAAATCCTAATGGTCTTAGTGTACCATCTTTACATTTACTAGGTTTCCAAAATAAAACTTCAAGAGAATCTTTGGTGTAGACAATAAATCTAGGATCACCTGGAAAATAATCTTTATCTAATCCTAGTCTGGAAGATTCCTTACATCCATCCTTAAATCTTTTTTCTGGTTGATTGTAAACTGAACAATGAAACTTTATTTTCTTTTCCTTGATTTTGATAAAGCTATGGCTATTGCTTGTTTTCTACTTAGAACTCTCTTACCAGAACTAGATTTAAGTTTACGATTCTTAAATTCTCTCATAACTTTTGCAATTTTAGATTTATTTCTCTTTATTCCCCCACCCTTTTTATAGAATAACATACTTTAGTTCCTAATTAATGATAATTTAAGCCTTGTCATGTTGTATGATGAAGACGTATGCTTTTACTATCACTTTATTAAGTATTATAAGGCTTTTTACAAATTTGTCAAGTAAAATATAACAATATAAGAATCTATCCCTATAGTATACTATAGTATACTAAAGTATATACTAATAATAATAACTATTAAGTTGTATATAGTGTATCCTTAGTATACTATAGGAGTACTTTTGTATTAGACAAGATTCTAAAAGGTTCAAAATTACAAAAATTTGTGCATAAGGTCATATATATACCCGGGGGGGTGGGGTGGCCCAAGCGTCCCCCGTGTCATTACTTATATATTACTGTATTGGCCCACCAAGATACTACATATTCTCATCGAATACTTATGTAATACAATATCTTATGGTGTTTTTCTGTTTGTATTAGTTCAAGTCTACTTAATTTCCCCCTGTGGGGTAGTCTTTTGAGCATATGCATTGTCTCAACCCCTTACCTACCCCCCGGCATACGTGAGAAGTACCAGATACTTGCAAGGTTATTGCTAGGCTAACAACGTTGGTAGTTAGTCGGCTTGTTATTCTTTATGTTCTAACAACGTTGTTAGCACCAGGAACACTGAAAGAAATCATTTGACAATGGGTTTTCTTTCGTGATAGGGTATCCATTCTAAGTATTGTTTGCTCTTTATCATCGTGAATATTGTTTCGGACCCTGGTCTTCGCCAGTCGCCGGAGGTCCGTCTAATCCATGACCTAACAAT